AACATTTATATATAATTTTGAGATGTTTGACCTTTAATTCTTTATAAGAAATTGTTTTATTTCCTGTTAATTCAACTAAGGAATACAATGACACAATAATTATTTTATCTGGTAGCTCTAGCTACATCAACATTTATATCTTTTATTCTGGTACTTAAAGGAACTGGTATTTGTTCTCCACCTTTACCATAATGAGCTCTTATTAAAGCTTGATTTTGATTTTCTAAATTTTCTACATTATAATAATGATAGGTAAATGTAGTTTCCCGATTTATAGGTGAACTCATCGGAGAATAATTATATTCTTCTCCCGAAACACTAATAGGACATGCTCCAAAAAATGTATATTTTTGTAATACAAAGGCAGGAGTTTTTGAATCCATTACACCCAATTTATAAACTGAAATATTACACCTATAATTTTTTTCACCTTTCCTTGCAACTAAACCTAAATTAGAGGTTGCTACAACCCAAGGTCTTATAACATTATCTACAAAACTAATATTAGTATCTAAAAAAACTATTTGTAAAGATGGAAAAGAATCTCTACCAGCTCCTACTGTACTTCTTATATAAGCATTTACCTGTAAACCTTCTGGATTTGTTGCTGTTGATTCTCCTGGTATTTGTACTGCTTGAACAAATAAACAACCTCTATCATGATAATCATTGTCGGATATTAAAGTTTTTAATCCTCTTTCAATATCCCATTTGATCGGTTCATTTTCAATGCCCTTTTTAATTGCTTCGACTGGAATAATACCACTGTAATCTAGTGAACCTTTATTCGTCGGGTTAGAGTAAGCTCCATCAAATTTTAATACCCATTGTGCTCCTTTAGGTAAAGCACTTGCTGGTTTACTTAAAAAGTTTTGTAAAAATATAGGAATTTGTCCACTAAATTCAGACATAGATTAGCAATAATACTTATTGCTAAAATATTAGAGTGAACGCGGCAAACTTCTATTTGTAGAAGTTACTCTCCAATACTGATAAGCTAAAGTAGCAGGTACTGTTTGTATTGTTCCGTTATCACCTAGATTATAAGAACTTTCACCAACTGAAACGACATAAGCACCGTAGAGAGTGTATTGGCGAATGGTGTTACCAGCTTTACCTAATAAATTTAAAGAAATTACAGAAGAATTTCTTGCAATGTTAAAGTTGCCAGATGATGTTTGATCGTCAAAAGTATTAAAGGTGGCGTTCTCTAAAACAGCACGAATATCATAATTTTGATCACAACGGAAGGTCACAGCATAAGATTCAGAACCTGGATATGAAGCAGTACCTGGAATATTAAAATTAAGACCCATAAATGGTACTTGAACGTTATTAATAGCACGTCCTGGTAAGTTTGCTGTTTCAATATAAATTAATGATTCTTCACCGAAATTAGTGTTAGCTAATTGAGTTACACGAAATTGAAATTGTCGTGCAAAATCATTTTTTTGTACTGTTCTATAAAAGTCTGAGATGTTTTGTGCCATATATATTATTTATGTTTTTTAAACTAGTTCTTCGAAGTTTTGACCTGTTCTGGTAGCAATGAAGTTAACCAAGATGAATTCTGCAGCTTTTACTGGTTTGATGTAAATATCTACAGCTAATTCATTTCTGTCAATTACGTCTGGTGTATTATTTCTTTCATCACATACGATGAGGTAATCATACAAACCTTCGGTGTTTTTAGCTAATTCGAAAACTGGTATAATTGTATTGCGAACTCTTGTACGAGTAAATTCTGTGTTAGGTTCGAATACGAAGTATTTTAGAGTTTTTTGTACTGCTCTTTCTAGTGTTAAAAAGAGGCGGCGAACATTAATTCTATCAAAGGCTGATGGTTTATTTTGAAGTGTTTTTTGACCGAAAATTGTATAACCGTCTCCAGGGAAAAGTACTATTGGGTTTAATGCAATAGTGTATAAGAAATCTCTTTGTTTTTGGTTAGGATTAAAAGCAATGTCTACAACATTATTCAGGAGACCGCGATTTAAACCGGCAGGTGCGATCCAAGGTTGAGCGATGGTATCTGTTCTCGCATAAGTTGCGGCAGCAAAACCAGATGGCGGCAACCAGGTTTGTTTATCTGAATAAGCGTCATAAGTTTTTATCCAGTTCGCATAGGTTGCTGCATAATTGCTGTTAATAGATTCAAAACAATTTTTAAGAGGTGTGTAAATATTGGTTGAAAATGTGTTATCTCTTAGAGATAAGATTTTTGAATTATCACCATTAACAAAAATTTGACGGAGAGGATCACCAATAAATACACAGTCTTTACGGGTATTTACTACGAAATTATTAAAGACATTGAAAACACTTCTCCAGCGTTCAATAGTATTTGAATTAGGGTTGCTCAACTCGCTGGTATCTCTGAAGACGGTGTCATCATAATAGGATCCCGAAGCATTAGCAAAAATGGTAGATAATCCAGCGTCGGTAATAACGTCTATTGCAATATTTTCGGTAGAATCAATATGAGTAAGTGCTCTTTCTAATTTAGTGATTAAATTACCAGTATTTTTATCGTTAACAAATCTATAAGAAGGAGACCAAACACCCAATGGATATAAACCTTCTGTGCTATCGTCTGTTCTTGTAATTTTAGCAGGATTAATGCTATAGGGGTCAATCCAATTAATTTTTTGTGAAATATTTGGATTTACAAACAATTTAATATTAGAAGAACCGCTATTAACTAAATCTTCTAAATACATTGTTTTCTTAATTCCGCCGATAGCAGCTACAGTCTTTTTGTTAGAGTCAAGAGAACCGATAAAAGACTCTGCTATACTATAGGTTAAAATTTGGGGTTCGTAAATTGAATTTCTTACTTTAATGACAGTTAATACTAAGGAATCATTGTAATAGGCATCATTAAAATTATATGTGGGTACGGATTCAATGATTTCTGATACAGAATTAGAACCGACCGAAGCAGCTGTTCCTGATAAAGCAAAACCGAGACGTGTAGAGGGTAAGTTAAAGTAATTTTCTGACCCTGTTAAGCTCTTCATGAAATTAACAGCATTAAAATCTGTATTAGGACCAAATCCTGTATTATCTGCAATAGCTACATAGTATCCTTCAAATCCTTCATTAATGGTTGTTTGTGAAGAATTAAGAATTACCATACCAGCAGTAATGGTTCTAGAAGTTTTATCGTAATTTGCTACTCCTAAACTTCCAGGCAATGTATTCCAAGTTACATTATTTTGAATAATATTGTTATAATCTTCTTCAGTAAGAGTTTTATATACTGGAGAACCCAATGTAATTTCACCACTTAATGAGGGGTTAGATATATCTACACTAGAAGCTGCAGGATAGAAAAGAGCACTGTATTGTGATGTAAATCCTTCACCAAAGCCAGAACCATATGGAACTCTGGTTGTTAATAGTGTAGCTGAAGAATTTAAAACCTCTTTAGATGTATAATAAAAGTATCTTTCAGCTGCGTTAGTAGGAGTACCATAAATTCTTTCAAATTCTGAAATAGATGTTACCAATAATACTTCGTCAATAGGTCCTTGTGAAGCAAATCCTGGAACAAAAACGGTAGTGGCACCGCCTATTTGTTGATAGAGTGAAAGATCGGTCTCTGTAATTTGAACGCCTGGTGAATTAATTGATCTAGCCATAATGTTATATATTTTATTTATGTTTTTTTAGATCCTTTTTATTGCGGATAAATAACATCTAGTTGGCTAAATTGAAATTCTGCTGAGGATTTTATAATATCTGGTGTATTATAATCGTAATTAATACCACCTAATGAAGTGATAAAGGCATTTAAATATCTAAATTCAATAACAGTCTGATTATATTCATTTTTTGATAGTAGAGAAAAATTAGCTTGATATTCGGTTAGCATGCCGTCTTCAAGATGTTTCCTGAAAGTTTCATCTTTAGTATCAGTACCGCTATAAAGACCGTAAGTCGGATCAGATAAAATTGATAACCATTTCCATAAGACCCAATAATTTTTAAATTTATTATCAACTACAAAATTAACATTTAAAGGACTATAGTTCGGTCTGGAATAAGAAGTAATATTATAAACCTGACCAGAAAAAGGAACCTCCATAGGAGGGCATTGTATGGAAGGAACTACCGTTCCAAAAATAGTAAATTGTATGGGATTAATAGATATTTCTGGTGTTAAAACAGAACGTTCTCTTAAAATTTTAGGTAAATTTAAAACCAAGACAAATTTGTCTTGCAATCCCATATTTAAAGGGGATTGCTCTTGAGGATTCCCCATCTCACAAAGATCTACAGATTCACTCATAACATCTTCCACCCTTCATCTACAAAATCCCAAACATCCTTGTCATTGTCTGAAAGGTGTTCATTTTCTCCTAACATAGAGAGTAAACCGTTGCGTTGTGGTTGTTGTATCATAGGAGTACTATTAGAAAATATAATATCACTATTACTTAATTCTCTAATAGCATATGTTTGAGGATTTTTTTCCCAATAACCAATATCCGACAATTTTAATGGTTTTCCTTGGTCGTCATAATCATCTATTTGAAAATATTGTTGGCAAATATCTGTTTCTAGAATAAAAAGAGACCAAACCAAAGCCATGACTCTATCATCGTAAAAATTATCATTCTTTTTGCGATAAGAACCATTTGGGTATTTGATAAAAGTTTCCAATTCTTTAATGGTATCGATATCATTAATATGAACACATTGTAACGTATTTGTCCAATATCTCATATTAGCTACACCAGAAAATCTTAAATTAGTGTGCGATAAAATACCTAAATGTCTTGTAGTTGTGTTATTAGCGGAAGAAATTTTTGAACAACTTACTATTTTTTCATATTCATGTTTGTGAAAAAGAGCATCTATAACCTGACCTCCACAATTGTTTCTCTCAACTAATAAGGGCGGATTACCCCATTGATTACAAAGTTTTATTAAGTTATTAGCAAAATGATAAGGTTCTACTACATTAGAAGCATAAACCCCTACTTGTTTAATATTTTGTAAATCAGTTATATCTAAAATTTGAGCTACAGAAGAAGCTCTTCCAATTCCTTCACCTACATCTACGCCAATAGCATAAAAATTATTAATATCAGGCTGTTCAAAAACCTTATAGTTACCTTCATCCAGAACACAAATAGGATTTTTTTTATTTTCTTTAAATTTTTCAATGACCGCTGCCCCTACAGCAGAATTACCTTGATCTAAAAATACATTTCCAAATTCCTGTAAAAAAGCTTCTTCAGAACCTAATGTAGAAATCATTTGTTGTTTCCATTTTTCGGTTCTACCTGGTATGTCCCACCAATCTACTCTTTCAGCTTTCCATGAATTAGTACCTCTTTCAGCTCCTGAATAAATTTCATAGAATTTATTGTCTGTTCCGTTCGGAGTAGATACAGCAAAGATTTTTGATTTTTTACCGGAAGAAACAACAGGAATAACAGATTTCCAAAAGTCTTCGATAAGATGATTTTCAATAAATGCCATTTCATCCACGATCATTGCATTGATACTTTCACCTCTAGCAGCTGAGGATGTAGTAGTACTAACACCTATACTTGAATCATTGTCGAATGTTAAACCAGTTTTGCCGTAGTCTTTGACACCTGGCTTTAAAAAATTAGGTAATTGTTCATAAGCAGTTCGAACACGTTTGAACACGTTAATAGCGGTTTGTTCTCTATTAGCTACGATAACAATTCTTTGGTCTGATTCGAAACATGCTAACCATAGAGCATATATAGTCATTAATGTGGTCTTACCAAATTGTCTACAAGAAAGTAATACCGTAAATCTATTATTGATCAATGATCTAAGAATTTGTTTTTGTCTAGTATAAAGCTTAATGACTTCTTTACCTCTATCCAAATTTACGATATAAAAATAATTTTCTGCAAAATAAAGAATATCCTCTTTGCACTTTTTAAGTTCCTGGACCATTTTAGGCGTCCACTCAAACTGTGCTTCAGATTTAGGTACATTTTTATCACCTCTATAATATTGTCCATCATTGATAGGATTTTCAATGATATCTATTTTTTCATTGGAAGTGGGTGTTTCCTCTTTTTTTCGTCTCCCCATGAACGTAATTAACCTTATTGGTTTAAAATACCGACTAAAGTAGAACGAAGATGTTCAATAAGAGCGTCTTTATCTGTGGCATTTTTAGCATTCATAATGCAAACTTTCTCTCCATTGAGATCATACCCCAAAACCATATAACAATTAAGATACTCTTCCATGATTAGGTTGAGATGTTCTAAATCTTTTTCTTTTGCTTTATTAGTGTATGCTGTATTATAAAAACGCAAGAAAGCTTGTTTAATTAAATCTTCGATTTGAATAGTATCTTCCAAACGAGATGGATCGATACTTTTCGCATTATCAAGCTCTGAAGTTACTGTTTTTTTCTTTACAGTCCTTTTAGAGGCTGCTTTCTTTTTTTCAGCCATGACATTACTTATCTTTTTTTGCTTTATCATTGTAATCAGGAGCTTTATTGTTAATGTTATATTTTACTAAATGTTCTACTAAAACTTCAAATGAACTAGTTTTGAGTTTCAAACGGCCTGGGATAAATTGACCACCATCGTAGAGTTCAAAGTAGGTTTCATCTAAAAAAGGATCATTAACATAACAGGTACAGAAAACAGAGGAAACTTTTGGATCAATAACAATTGTCCAAGCTCTAGGATCAATTTGACTATAGTCGGTATAAAGCTTGTAAGCATAGTAACCGGAATCTCTTAATCTCTTTAATGTGTAACCAAGCGTAGTTAGTTTATTTGCCATACACTAATTTATTAGTGTAAGAATTATTTTACAAGAGCAGAGATAATAAATTTTACACAAACTTCATTATCTTTACATTCAAATAAAGTAACTTTTAAAGAGTTATTAGTTTTTACTTTAAATGAATCTACCCTCAATCCTGCCAGTAAACGAATATTTTCCAAATTCAAAGGAAGAGCATTTTTGATAGGTTCTCCTTCAAATGATTCTGTTACTAAATAAGTGAGGTTATTAATATTCTGTCTTTCGTAATCATTTAATTCAGCAAAAACCTGATCGTCTTTAGTATAAAAATAAAGTTTATCAGAGTCTGTTGCAATCGAACTTCCTCTTAAAACTTCCGCAAATTTTATATTCGACAGGTTAAATTCAGAATCATATTTTAATTGATTAATCTTATCAGGATTAACCGGACATTTTTGCATGTAACTATCTTCTAAAAGAAAATAATTGAATTTAAATTGTGGAGTCAAATATTTGATATGATTATCCTCAATGGTGATTTTTAAATTATTTTCTTCCACGCAATCTAAAAGTCGTACAAATTTTTTTACATCTGGAAGATTTAATCTGGAGAGCTCTGAAAGATCTGTATCGGTTTTGAGTGTCGCTAAAAGAACTATACTTCCATCTTGAGAAGCACATACAGCAAAAAGAATATCATCTTTAGGAATTAAAGAAACATTATCAGCTAATTTACTAATTGGTAATAAAAACTTTTGAACAAATATTTCTTTGTTTAGTGTAATTTCTTTAGACATTATTCTTTAAGAATAGTATAAAATTTAGGATTATCAAGTTTGCTTAAAATGATTGACGAGTTCTTTAATAGAGCTATCAATAGATTTCAATACTTCCACTAGTTCAGAGGTTGTCACAGATTTGTCAACAATTTGAACAGGTGAAGGTGGCAATGGTTCAAGAGGGGGTAGAGGTTCAATTGGTGGTAAAGGTTGAATAGGTTGAGGTAGAGGATACATTTGTTCTGCGATTTTATTCAATTCGTCTGCCTGTCTTTGTTGTTCTTGTTTTTTTCTATCTTGAATAGCAGTTAAAAAAGAAGCAGGATCTATTCTAGTAGCAGGTGCTCCTGATCGTTGAATAGTACTATCATCTACAGACTTTAGAGTCATACCTGCCATTTTAGCAACAAAAGCTGTTGCTAATTGGTCTTCAAAGGATTCACTCATATTTTATGAAGGGTTATTCTTAGCAAATTCTACAAATTTGTAAAATTCTGCTCGAGCATTATTATTATTGTCAAGAAATACACCAGTCATCTTAGCTGTTTTCATATTACTATTATGACCAATACCACGATTAGAACAACAGGTATGTCCTGCTTCTAAAAGAACAGCAACACCTTTATTGTTTTCACAAACCTTATCAACATAACTATGAATTTGCATTGTTAGATTTTCTTGGACTTGTGCTCTACGAGCAAACCAATCCACAATACGATTCAATTTAGAAAGACCAATAACTTTTCCATCTTGTGATGGAATATAAGCAACATGTGCTACACCAGTAAATGGCAACCAGTGATGGGCACACAAACTAACAACTTTAATATTGGTTTGGCAAACCATACCATCATATTTGTCTACATTATCAAATGCTGTAATCTTTGGTTGATTACTAAAACAACCAAATAAGAGTTCATTCATATAAGCTTTTGATACTCGATGAGGAGTATCTTGTGCATTGGGATCTGACTTATAATCAAATCCCAATGCTTCCATGAATGATCCAAAGTGTTTAGAAGCTTCTTCAATTCGAATCTTCTTTTCGTCTTCTGTATAAGCGATATTACCGTTAGAGTGAATCATATATTATAAAAATTAGAGACCCGCAAGAAGTTCTTTGAGTTTAGCATCTGTATCATCTTCAGATACATTAGTTGTCTTTGCTACTTCAGGAGTTTTTTCTGGAATTTCTGAACTTTCTTTAATTCCTTCAAAAATACTATCCAAAGCTTCATTCTTAGCATTTTCTTTTTTAACAACAGGTGTATCATCTACATCGTCATCATCTACTGTAGGTTCTTCTACTACATCAGAAATACAGAAGTAATGTTGATCAAGCATACGTTGCAACTCAGCTTGTGTCTTAGGTTTAAAGAATTTATTGAGGTCGTGAACACCATTATAAATTTCATCCAATTTCTTTTGATCCATTCCTTCCAATTTAGAAGGAGACATAAACTTAGATGAAACATAGGTAGTCAACATACGATTAGCTCCACCAAAATTAGCTGAGCGAGATTCACATTTGATTTTAAATGTGCAACCGTCCATCAAATCAAAGATTTTAACACCAAATTCATCAGCATCATCTCCGTCGATAGCGTTGTTGATAATTTTAGCCAATTCTTTACCGTAACGAATTACTTTAACTTTACCTTCATTCTCAGGATTAGTTGGATCTGAAATAACATATGCGTTAACCATCCAATTTTCTTTGCGAGAAATTTCTTTGAGTTTTGATTTCTCTTCTGGAGTTCCTGTGTTGTAGGTTTTAAGAACATAAGAATCAATAGGACATGATTCTCCATAAGTTGTAGGACAGAGTGTTGTAACAAATTGACCATTTGAGAGACTCTTCCAAGAGTGGTGATAGTAATGAAAGATGGTATTCTTAGGTTCAATTACATTAGGAATCAAACGGACTAGGTAAGTCTTACCTGATTCGAATTTCATAATCTCTTTAAAAGAACTTTCTCCGTTCTTATTGTTAAGAGAGGTTTTAATAGCGTCAAACATGTTTTTTGTGAATGTCATAATATTAGATTAGGTTGATTAGATTTTTAATTGTATATGAGGTTGAAGGATTGTCAAATGTTTTTATCAATAAAAAGTTTTAATTTGATAAAAGCCTTTGTTAAAAAAGGGCGAAGTTTTTCAGAATTGATATACTTTTGTCGGTAATCTAGAAAGTTTTTCCCGAAATCGCCTAAAAAGAATTCTTTAGTATCTTCAGCCATTTCATTTATGTATGAGGAAACATTATCAAATTCCATTAAAGAATAAGGATTAATTTGATTCTTTTTAATATGATAAGTCCAAGCATTTTCTGAACCATTTTCTTTGTATTGTAAATAATCATGTAATTGGATTTTATTTTGAATACAAAATTTAGAAATAAACAATAAAGATTCTTTCACAGCTTCATACTGACTGTCAGGAGATGTCTTTGTGAGTAATTGTTTATAAATGGTGTAAGATTTAATCGCTCTAGGGGATGCAAAATAATTTAAATCAAAATATTCTACATCAGTATAAAGTTTATAAGGTGCTTTAAAATAGGTAGCCATATCAATATCAGGATATCTACCAAAGAAGTTAGACAATCTTTTTATTGCTACATACCTAGCATCTTCTTCAAATCCTTCAAAAGACTTTTTAATCTTGAAAGGTTTGTTTCTTAAAGATCTCGAAATTGCTAAATGTGTGTTGTAAATTCTTGTTTCTAAATTAGTCACATCAAAGATTTTTTAAATAGTCGTTTAGTATTCTTTGATTTTAACAGAGAAGGATAAAGTTGCAACAGACCTAATAAAGCCTCATTCATATTTTCTGAATGTGTAACATGAATAAAAATATCTCTTAAATCTTTATTTTCTAAAATAGAGGTAAAAAGACCAGAGGGATTAATTTTTTTATTTTTAATGATAGACAAAAATGCTCCAAATTTAAATACCCCCAAAATATATTCTTTTGTGCATATTTGACTTAGTGGATCATTTCTACTAATAAAGTCATCTAATATTTTTTCATTAAACATTTATAGGTAAAGTTATTTACCTAAGGGGTTTTAGTTTGTCAATTTTTGAAGGGCGCTCGAAGCTTCATTTAATGCACTTTGAGGATCTTCTACTTCAAAGTGATCTGGATTGACTTCTTTTAATGTTAATGTCTCATAGTTACATTTAAATGACGTTTGTCCAAAGTTAGGACCGAAACGATTTTTAGACATGCCTAAGTTTATAACACCCAATTCTCTGTCTTCCTCTGCTTGCCAAATAGAAAATATGCAGTCACAAGTATTCGCTAAACCTATCGATTCTGCTATACCTTCCATACCAGGAGAAGCAGTATTAAAAGATCCTCTTTGCAATTGAGTCGCTGAAACAAAAGGTATGTTATGTTTAAAAGATAAAGCTCTAAGTTGTTCTGATATTTCCTTAACATCAGTATAAGAATTTTGACCCTTAGTTGTCGGTAAAATGAGATTGATATAATCAATAATGACAATATCTGGTTTAAAACCTTTATGGCCTAATTTAGTGATATAAGCATCAATATGCCTAGTAGTTACCGACTTTGGTGCATACTCTTTAACAATTAGTTTGCTGTTAAGATTTCTTTGAATGTGTAAAAGTTGTTCTTTGAGTTCTGGTGTGTATTCTTTAAGTTTATTGTGAGGTATTTGTGTTAGTTGCGAGGAAATACGTTTGGCATACATGAACTCAGACATTTCTAGAGAAATCAATAACGTATTTTTTTCTGACAAAGTCATGTTGGCTGCTAAATTACCCAAAAATATAGATTTACCCACATTGACTTGTCCTGCAAATACTGTAAGTGTTTTAGGAAATAACCCCCCTTCACATTTATCATCAATAAATTTCCATCCAGTTGGAATCGCTTTATAAATGGTGGTTAATTCTTTAATGTGTTCATCTACCTCTTCAAAGTACCAATGACCTAAATCTTCTCTGAGATTAATTGCATAAGCTTTTTCAAATTCTTGTAAGGTTTCTCCAGGATCTACCTTACCGTGAGAGAATTTTTCAGCAGTATTTACAATGGTATTATAAAGACATCTTTCTTTTAAGAATCTTTCAGTATTAGAAAGTAATTCGTCTTTATTAAACTTAGAATCTATTTGTTTAAGTCTGGCTGCAATTTCATTAAATGATTTTTTCTCTTCATCTAAAGTTAAGCGTGTTTTAATTTCTGTTAAAGAAGGAACAGTACCCCTTTCTTTAAAAAAGTTTAAAATAGATTTAAAGACTATTTTA